TTATTTCTTTTAACAATTCTATTTTCAAATTTTCTATTATTTTGCATATTTTCAATTGCATCTAATTCATCTTCACCAGATGCACTCGATGCACTTGATGAACTTGACGCAATTGACATATTATTATTATTAGAATCATCTGAATATTCAGAATCTGAACTATTCTCAAATTTTCTATAATTTCTTGGTATAATTTTACTATTTTTGCTTAACATTTTATTATATCTTGTTTGTGCAATATTAGAATATGAATTCTCAGCATTTTCTATATTTCTTGATTCATAAATATCAACTGTATTCTTTATACTTTTCTTAACTTTATTATTTTGTTTTTTCATATAATAAGATTATATATTTTATTATATTAGTTATTAGCATTAACATTAAAAATAAAAATAAAAATAAAAATAAAAATAAAATTTAATAATAAAAAAATTAATTTAATTTAATTCAGTATAAAGCAATATTTCCAAGTTTGTTTTGTTTGTCAAAATATTCTAATACTTTTAAGAATTCACTATTTTTAACATTTTTAATATTCACAGTCCCTTGAGATTCACCTGAAATATACACATTTTTACTAATTGTGCAATCTATGTTTAAAACAAACACAATTTTTATTCCATTATTTCGTGGATGTAATGTTGCTATTTTCTGTTCAAAATATGACGGAGCAGTTATTACCCAATCTGGCAGTGCTTGGGGTTCTTCCCATGATTGACATGCACTAATACTGCAGCTTGGTTTTATCATTTGTCGAACTGTTGATATAAAATCATCAACTGAATATATTTCAGTTTCCAATAATTCTTGAATATCTTTTTCAGCTCTTTTTATTAAATCTAACAACATTATTTGTTCTTGTTTTCGTTGCAGTTCATAAAGGTCTGCTTCTAATTTTTGCTGCATTAATCTTAACATTTTTTTACTTTCTTGTTCTTGATCTTGTTCTTGTGTATTTTCTAGTTTATTTTTATGTGAATGAGAAAATAAACATTTTGCGCCATTTCGACATCTAATGCCAAATTTACATGGAGGGGTTTCAGCAATTGCATCATGAGAAAAATTACAATTGCTTTTGCTACAACGCCCCTTTTTAAAAAATATACACTGAATCGATTTATTCATTTTTTATTATATTTTAAATATAATAAACAATATTATTAATTTTTCAATTTTTTTGTATAAACAAAATTATTTAAAAATTGAATTTTAAATATTTAATAGTATTATTAATTAATAATATAAATATGTCTAGTATCAAAAGTGATACAAGTGATAATGAAAGTTATAATAGTGATGAAGAAACTGAATTAGTTGGAGATATTGTAGTAAATGATGAAGAAATAAAAATAAATAAACCAAAAACCGATATAATATTTCAAATATTAGATATTGATTATTATCATAAACTTGATGAAAAAGAAAAAGAAAATGAAAAAGAATTATTCACAATAATGTTATTTGGTAAAACACAAGATAATAAATCAGTATTTGTAAATGTTGAAAATTTCAATCCATATTTTTATGTTGAAATTGATAATGATTGGAAACCAAATACCATTAATAAAATTATAAATGATATTAAATTTAAAGTATATAAAAAAGGAGTTGATAAAAAGAAATTGCAAGAAGGATTAATATCACATAATATAGTTAAAAAACACATGTTCAAAGGATTCACAAATGATGAATTATTTAGTTTTATTGAATTAAAATTTAATAATTACGATTCAATGACATCTTACGCAAATACATTTTCAAAAAAACATGAATTAAAATATATATCAAGACATAGGAGTATAAGTTTTAATTTGTATGAATCAACAATACATCCATTTATTAGATTTTTACATACACAAAATTTAGATCCTCTTGGATGGTGTAAAATAGAGAAATCAAAATTTAAAGATTTTGATAATGAACATAGAAAAGGCCAAACTGATATTAATATTACATGTGATTTTAATGATGTTATAAGATATGAAAGCAATGAAATATTAAAATTTAAAATATTAAGTTTTGATATTGAAGTAATGTCAGAAGATGGTAAATTCCCACATAATAGAGATGGAGATAAAATTATTCAAATTGGTATGACATATAATTATTTAGGTGATCCTGAATGTTTTAAACAAGTTATATTATGTTTGGGCGAAACAAGTAAAATTAAAGGTTCAATTGTAAAATGTTATGATACAGAAGAAGAACTTTTAATAGCAATGACAAAAGAAATAAAAAAAAATGATCCTGACATTATAACCGGATATAATATAAATGGTTTTGATTGGGATTATTTAAAAAATAGAGCTGATAAATTAAAAATATATAATAAATTTAGTAGATTCAGTCGAATTAGTAATTATGTATGTAAATACGTTGAAAGTGTTTTAGAATCATCCGCACTTGGTAAAAATAATATGAAATATTACACAACCCCGGGGAGAATTAATATTGATTTAATGAAAGTAATAATGAGAGACCATAAATTAAATAGTTATTCATTAGATAGCGTATCATCAGTATTTATTAGAGATGATATTATCAATGTTGAATATATAAATAATAAACAATTAAAATTACATGTAAAATCAACTGAAGGAATTAAACAAGATGATTTTATTGGAATTTATTATAATGATGGTGCTTCAGATAATAAAATTTGTAATAAAAAAAAAGTAATAGAAATGACAGAAAAAACCATTTTAATAAATATAGAAAATACAGAAAAAATAAATATTAAAGAATATTTAGAAAATAATACAAATGTTTTTTGGTGTAGTGCAAAAGATGATGTAAAAGCAAAAGATATTTTTAGAATGTATAGAGGAGGTAATCCGGATGATTTAGCATTAATTGCTAAATATTGTTTAAAAGATTGCACTTTATGTAATCGAATAATGTCAAAATTAAATATTCTACCAAATAATATTGGTATGGGTAATGTATGTTGTGTCCCATTAACATATTTATTTGTTAGAGGCCAAAGTGTTAAAATTTTTAGTTTAGTTGCGAGACAATGTAGATTAGAAAATTATTTAATCCCAACTAATAAAAAGAAATGGGTAAAAAAAGAAGAAGAATTAAAAGAAGAAAAAAAATTTAGTTCATTTGTTCAAAATTTAGTAAATAAAGATGCAGGAGATTCAGATGATGAAGAAGATTCATGGTACGAAGGAGCAACAGTATTAGAACCAGTAAGAGGCATTCATTATGAACCAGTGTCAGTCGGTGATTATGGTTCATTATATCCATCATCAATGATTGAAAAAAATTTTTCTCATAATTCAATTGTTTTAGATCCTAAATATGACAATATTGAAGGTTTTAAATATCATATACAATCTTATAAAAACAAAGATGGAACAATCACAACATGCAGATATGCTGAAAAATTATCCGGAGAAAAAGCAACTATCCCACGAATTTTAATGAAATTATTAAGTGAAAGAAAAAAATATAAAAATATGCGTGATGCTGAACCAGATGAATTTAAAAAAGCAGTTTTTGAAGGATTGCAATTAGCATATAAAGTAACTGCAAATTCATTATATGGTCAAACCGGAAGTAGTATAAGTCCAATTTCTATGAAGTCAATTGCGGCATGTACAACTAGTAGAGGCAAAGATATGTTAATGAATGCTAAATATTTTGTTGAAAATCATTTACAAACTATTATTGATTTAATAAAAGATGCAAATGAATATAAAGATAAAGATGAAGAAAAAGAAAATAAATATTTAGAATTCATGAGAGAATATTATGAAAATATACCAAACGATAGAGTTGTTAAAAAAAATACTTATTCTAATAAAGAAGAATATTTTCAATGGTTGAAAACAAAAGTATATAGCATTATTAAAAATTATAATATTAAACCATTGTGTATTTATGGTGACACGGATTCAGTTTTTTTTAAATTAAATTTAACAAATAGAAAAACAGGAGAAAAAGATATTAGTAAAACTGCTTTACAAATATCTATTGATATTTCAATACATTTATTAACAACATATAATTATACATTAGATGCCCCCCAAACACTTAATTATGAAAAAACATTTCAACCAATGTTATTAATTCAAAAAAAAAGATATTTAGCAAATAAATATGAATATGACAATGAACATTATTCATTAAAATATATGGGCATATCTTTAACAAGAAGAGATTCAGCAAATATTGTTAAAAAAATATTAATTGGAGTTATTGACCAAATTTTAAATAAATTTTCATCTAAAGGGGCGGTTGAACTTGTTGATTCAGCATTATTGAAAATTATTAAAGGAGAATATGACATTGAAAATTTTATTTTAACAAAAAATATTAAAGATAAAGAATGTTATAAAGATTACACAAAAATAGCACATGTAATGCTTAATGAAAGAATGAAAGCACGAAATGATCCAGTGCAATATGGTTCAAATGAAAGAATACCATTTTTATACATTGAAAATAATAAAAAAAATATTTTACAATCTGAAAGAATTGAACATGTTGATTATGTTATAGAAAATAAAATTAAAATAGATTATCTATTTTATATTTTACATCAAATACAAAAACCAATCGAGCAAATTCTTGAACTAATTATAGATAAACCAGAAATTATTTTTAATAAATATATTATAATAGAAGAAAATAGACGAAGTGGAATAGAACCAATTATGAAATATTTTAATGATGGTAATGAAAGTGAATTTGGCAGTAATGTTTGTATTGATGATGATGATATAATTATAACTAAAAAAGATATTAAGAAAGAAAAATCTAAAAAAAATGTAAAACAAAATAAAGCCAAAACAAAAATCGATGATTTTTTTATTGAATAATATAAACATAATATAAACATAATATAATCATAAAATAAAAATTATAATATTGTATAATATAATAATGTCATATCAACCAGCAGGTGTTTATTCTCGTTCTCATTATGATGATTGTCAAGTAATGCAACTATTAAATGAAAGTACTGCGCCATATTTATACAGTATTTTTCAACCTAAATTTGAACATAAGGACAGATGTATTTATAAAAAATATCCTCAGCCCTTTGCTGCAGCTTATGTAAATCGTGAAAGTGAATTATCTGGTAGAAATAAACCCAATTCAAAATGCACCGGCGGCAAATATCCATTCTTTAAATGTGATACATGTGTTAATACTTTTGAAGATAATTCTAATGCAGTTATTCTTGATCCAGATGTCTGCCCAATTGTTTATAATAATC